TGTTAACGATACTAGCACATGAAATGGTTCATCTTAAGCAGTATGTTCGAAGAGAGCTTGTCCTTTATAGCGGCGACAACGAAGGTGCCCGATGGAAAGGAGTCTACTGTTCAGAATATGACTATGATTCAGCTCCGTGGGAAAAGGAAGCGGACGAGCGTGAACTTGAGCTCTATATGACGTTTTTTGAAAGTTGTTCATTGTTGAGAGGGTATAAATAGATAGAATGCTTAGTTTTAAAACATATATTACTGAAATGTCAAATTTAGCTGGAAAAGAATTATACAAATACGACTGGCGCGCTGAGCTTTTTATTAAAAAGTTAAAAAATAATGAGCCATTTGAATTAACCAACGGCAAAAAAGTAATTTTTATACAGTCTAAAGATGTTCTTGATATAGTTAAAAAGAGGCAACCAACAACTGGAGTTAAACTATATGACACAAAGGGAAATGTTTATTCCTTTAAAGACATCGCAAAAAATGTTGAATTTGGCGGTCGTGGAAGTGGATCTGGTACTGCTATTGAAGATAAAGAATTATCATTACTAATTAAGCAAATTGATGATGCAAAGGCAAAAGAAAAATCTTCAACAATTAAAGTAAAGGTTGGATCAAAAATATATAATGTTTATACTGCGCAAACTACACCTGGAACACCAAAATCTGATTTCGAATTATTAGATATTAATGGTAAAACCATTGTTTGGATATCACATAAAGCCGGATCAAAACCAAATGATTTTCAACAGTGGGGAGGTCTTTCTGCTGCTAAGGAGCCGTTAATTTTTTCTCATAAAGAAACACAAAAATTTATCAGTGATTTAAAAACTAAATTTCCTGATGGATTACCACCAGCAACAACAATGTATAGAAAAATTAAAGATATAAAATTAAAAATGTTGTCTGTTTATGGAAATAAATTTGGTGCTTCTCTAAGTGAACAAAACGTAAGTGTTCTTTTGCAGGGACCAGTAAAAATTATTAAAAAAGGTCAATATTATTTTTTAGATTCTAATCATGTTCATTTTAATGGGGAATCAGTTGATGCTGATGGATTTGAACCAGTGTTAATGGCAATTTACAAAGGCGATCGTTCTGACGCCGGCATTAAAGGAACGCGACTTGGAATTAGTCCAATAAAATCTCGTAAAGGCACAGAATTCAAATGAAAAGTTTTAAACAATACATAACAGAAGCAAGTACGGAAGGTAAAAATCTTCATATGGTTCATATTGAGGATCAAGTGCTCTATGGCGGTGTAAAGGGCACTCGTGAAGCAATCATTGCATTACGCAGCATGAGAGACATGTTAGCTGGAAACAGTCCACAGTCATATGACGTTGCTGCAAAGTTTGACGGTGCTCCAGCAATATTTGTTGGAACTGATCCAAGTGATGGAGCATTTTTTGTTGCCAAGAAAGGCATTTTTAATAAAAATCCAAAAGTCTATAAGAGTGAGCGTGATATTAAGGCTGATACAAGTGGCGACCTTGCAGAAAAATTAACTGTAGCATTTAATGAATTTAAAAAACTAGGCATTAAAGGAGTATTGCAAGGAGATCTTGCCTATACACAAAAAGATTTAAAGACAGAACGTTTTGACGGTGTTGAATATCTTACATTTCAACCAAACACAATTGTCTATGCAATTCCTGCTGACAGCACTCTTGCAAAAACTATAAAGGCATCTAAGATTGGTGTAATGTTTCATACACAATACTCTGGAGACTCTTTTGAAACGATGAAGGCTTCTTATGGCTTTGATTCAGGCACTCTTAAAAAGACGTCTGGTGTATGGTTTTCAGACACATACATACGTGATCTTTCAGGCAAAGCTACTCTAACCGCAAAGGAGACTGAAGAGTTAACAGCGACTCTATCAAAAGCAGGGTCGCTCTTTCAAAAGATTAGTGGTTCAACTCTTCGTGAAATCGAGTCAGATCAATCACTTGCACAGACTCTTGAAACATTCAACAACACACTCGTGCGACGCGGTGAAACTATAATCGATACCTCTGCTCATGTTCGCAATCTTCTTGCATGGATAAATGACAAATATGCAAAAGACATTGAATCTAAAAAGAGTGAAGCTGGCAAAGCAAGTGCGACTGCTAAACGTGATGAGTTTTTAAAGTTTTTCTCTGACGAAAACAAGAAAAATCTAGAACTTGTCTATGCATTACAAAACGCTATTGTTGAAGCAAAACTTATTATAATACGCAAACTTGAAACACTTAAAAAGATGTCAACGTTTGTGCGTACTACTGATGGTTTTAGAGTAACAGGACAGGAAGGCTTTGCTATCAATGATCATATAAAACAAAATGTGGTCAAGCTTGTCGACCGAATGACCTTCTCTAAGAATAACTTTGATCCAAATATAATAAAGGGTTGGGAGAGATAAGCGATGCCATACTTAAATCATAACACTCCGAATATTACATGTTTCATAAGAAACGAATATCTTTTTAATCATGAAAAGGGTCATGGCGAATATACTCCTGTCAATATACACTCAGTAGCTTCTATTGAAAATCGTGTTCCACTCTTTGAAGCATTCTTGTCAAATGGAGTAAACTGGACTCGTCGTCCGCTCTCAGCATTTTGTTGGAAAGAGTGCGATCCGCTTCCACTCGAAGAGCTTGTCTACTGGGACTGCTTTAGTCCGTATATTGATGTTTCTATTCGCTCTCGCTTTAGGGGTTTAAGAGCACAACTTATAACTCCATCGGCTGCTAAAGTCTGGGGTGAATATATTTTCACTCTTGATTGGGCTTGGGAAAATAAAGGGGTATTAGACACAAACTTCTCAGAGACGAGCGAACACAAGTGTGCTCATCTTTTTAAAGCGGACAGTGGTCATTTTTATGCATATCCAAACAATCGAATCTTGTGGCATGACAAAGCATGGAGCGATGAGCCTATAACATGCAATCCAGGATACAAGATTGATAGCAATATATACAGCGTAGAAAACACAAAAGTTAGCTATACTGACGATCAATATATAACAAACTTTACAACAACACCGCTATGATACAAACATTTAAAGAATTTTTATTAGAGAATAATGCCTATTATAGAGGCTTGTCAAAGAGTACATCTGACAAACGTAGCGCTCACTTTAATCGTCAGACACGCATGAGTGATGATGATCCAAGCGCATACAAACCTGCGCCTGGAGATGCACGCGCCAATACAAAAACATCTAAATGGACGCAGGCATATGCTGACAAATATGGAGAAGAGCTTGAAGAATCAGAAACCACAGCACTTCAAAAGAAAGCAGAAAAGACTGGCATAGCATACAGCATTCTTAAAAAAGTATTTGATCGTGGTATGGCTGCATGGAAAACTGGTCATCGTCCCGGCGCCTCACAGCACCAGTGGGCATATGCTCGCGTCAACAGCTTTATTATGGGTGGACCTACTCAAAAGACTACAGACGCTGACCTGTGGGCACAGCATAAGGGTAAATAAGTATAAATATATAATCTGCATATGAAAAAAGAAGTAAGACTCAAAGATCTACTAACAGTTGACCCTACAGATGGCTCATATAACTATGATCCGCTCGACATTATGATCACTGCATACAAAAAACGCAAACGAGATTGGATGATCAGTGAAGAGGACCCAGAATGTGAGTGTCCAGAAGATTGTGACTGTGATTGTGACTGTCATGACATAGAAGAGTCTGTCTATGATACTATGTCAAAACATGAGTTGAATGCAGAACTTCGTAGAATTAATGACGAACTTAAAAAATTAAAGTCTGCTGAAAAAACAAAAGACACACTCAACAAAATAGGAATATTGACTAATGCTCGTGATAGTGTGTTGCAAATGCTAAACGAAGAAACAATTGTTGAAGTATTAACTATTCAGCAACGTATGGCGCGCCGTGCAGCTATGCGTCGACTCAAGAGTCGCATAAAGGTTGGTCGCGAACGGGCAAAACGCCGTCGCGCATCAAATGAAGTATTAAAAGCTCGTGCACGTCGCGCAGCTCGTAACCAACTAGCTAAACGTTTACTTGGAGGCAAGAGCAAAAGTGAAGTATCCTATGCTGCACGTTCACGAGTTGAAAAGGCGCTGTCAAAACAAAAAAATCTTATAAATTCTTTAGCAGCAAAGTTATTAACACAAGTGCGGGCAAAGGAAGTTGCACGATTTAGAAAAAAATAAAATTATGGGAGTTCACTTAAAATCATTTAAGACATACACTGAAGAAAAGACTTCTGAAATTATAGTTTCTTTTGGCCGTTTTAATCCGCCTACACGCGGCCATGAAGAAAATATTGAAGCCATAGCAAAACTTGCAAAAGGTAAACCATTTAGAATATACGCATCTCAAAGTGAAGATCCAAAGAAAAATCCTTTGGGTTATGAGGAAAAGATTAAATTTATGCGTAAAATGTTTCCACAATATGGTCGCAATATTATATTAGATCAGTCTGTTAAAAATGTATTTGACATAGCAACAAGTGCATATGATGAAGGTTATACTCGCTTTACAGTTGCTGTTGGTAGCGATCGCGTTGAAGAGTTTAAGGCATTGCTTCGTAAATATGACGGCGTAAAGGGCACGCATGGCTATTATAAATTTCCTGATGGCATAAACATTGTATCAACTGGTCAACGTGATCCTGATATTGACAGCCGTACTGGTGCAAGCACCTTTGCCGTTAGTGCTAGCAAGATGAGAAGTGCAGCAGCAGACAATGACCTTGAAACGTTTGCAAAGGGCGTGCCAAAGACATATGGCGACGTAAAAGATCTTTTTAATGCAGTGCGCAAAGGCATGGGACTAAAAGAAAGTCATAGTTTTAGAAAACACGTTCAGTTTGATACCTTAAGTGAAACTCGTGAACGCTATATCTCTGGTGAGATATACAACGTGGGAGACTCTGTAGTGGCAATAAAAAACAACCTTGAATATAAAATTATAAATCGCGGCCCTAACTATGTGACGTGTGTAAATGAAACTGAAGACAAACAAGTTAAATTTTTTATACATGACATACGAGAAAAGTTGATGCTCGACGAAGAAACATGGGAGGCTGGTTATGAGCGTCGAGTTGTAAAGGTTACCAAACCAGATCGTTTAGAAGCTGGATATAAATGGAGAATAAAGGGCAAAGATGACTCTTCACGTACAATTAAATATTACAAAGACAAACCAGATTTCGAAGAATTTAAAGCACAAATGCAAAGAGTAGCAGGTCATGAATTTGGAACTCGATGAAGAATATGGTGCCGGCTTTGAGGGCACAAAAGGCCTATTGTATAAATATATAAAAGACACACCTGGGCAAAGCATACAACAATATATGAAAACTAAAAGCTTATCTGAAATACTAAAAAAGAGTGATCCGGTCGGAGATTGGATTCGTGATTTTATCGACAGCGACAACTCTCGCTTTGCCGGAAAGTCAAAAAAAGAACGCATCAATATGGCACTCGGAGCATACTATGCTGCTCAACGCAATGAGAGCACAGTTGAACTTGAAGAAAGCACAGTCTCTGCAAGTCAAATCAATCGATATATCGATACAGAAAACTGGAAAGCAATTGCTGACTTAATGAAAGGTCTAACCGATGATGAACACGAATTGTGGGCAAAAAACGGTTATGATGGACGTACCTATGAGTTGATGATGAAATCTCGTAAGAAAACTCGTAAAGAGTCTATAGAACTTGATGAAATGCGCGAACTCTATGCTGTAGTAGACACTACAGACGGCACAGTAGTTGCAACCGCATCAAGTGAAGACGGAGCAAAGCGTAGCATACGCAGCGCACACCTTCCACCAATTTCAAGTGAGCATCCTTCAAAGCTAAAGATTGTAAAGACTAAAAAGACTGCACAAGTTGGCTATCCAATCAAGGAAGAGACTGAAATAGGTTTAGACACTCTTCGTCTAATGAAGATTGTTTCACTTGCTACTGGCAGCAAAGACACAGATGCACTCTATGAGTATGCATCCACATCACCAAGCTATTCTTCAATTGTAGAACTAAAAGAAGCCTTTAATAAGTATATTCAACAAGCATGAAATCATTAAACGAAATTTTAAACGAATCATCTGGTGACGAGCTGCTCGGTCGCATGATGGCAGAATATAAGGTATTTATTTCTACACTAAAATCTTTAGGTTTTGAAAAGGCTCCAATCGGATCTTCTACATACAAACCAGGACCTAATCGTGGAAAAGTAGAAGAACTTTGGGGCATTCCAATGCGTGCTGGAAAATGGGCAGACATCTTTTTTGCAGTTATGTATGATGACCGCCTTCCATGGCGTTTAATCGACCGTGATGGCACTGAAAGCTATGCCAAGTTGAATGATGTCAATAAGGCACTCATGAAGCGTATACGTACCATCAAAGAAGAGCAGTCTGATGAAGAAGTTGATCCAACCGGAGAAGCACTATCAGAACTAGAAGACATTTGTGAAATGGCAGATGAATTATATGAGACTCTCTCTGACCTTGATGAAATTGATTCTGAAACGCGCGAAAGTATTACAGCAATCTATTTAGCACTTGATGATCTCTATGAAAATGTAGATAAAAAATATGAAGTCACAGTTGATGCAGATGAGTATGAAGAAGTAAACGAAGAGGTTGATATGACCCGCTTTAAGCAACTTGCTTCTACCGGACTTGTATCAAGAGAAGAACTTCCTAAACTCGTACTTGCTATGCGTGCACTTGACGCAGACAAACCGCTGTCAATGTCACAAAAAGATCTTATAAATTCAACATTTCAATCACTTATTGCAATTGTAACTGGTGATACAAGCGTACTCTCAAAGGTAAAAAGTAGCATCGCTAACAACTAATTCTATCTCGCCTTAAAACCCATTAGCCATCCGTCCCGGAACTTTCAGGATTCTAATAAAAAATCTAGATTTATACCTTAATACTAGCATCAAAAGCTAATATTAATTATTATACCAAAGTTTCTAAAATTGTAAATAAAAAAATATGCCAACCCAATTTTTAACTTCTGATAGTTCGCTAACTCGTAAACATGCTCGTTATGAGGTTGGCATGCTTGCAGATCAGATTACTCCAAGCGGAACAATCACTGATGCATTTGGGCGACTGCGCACTTCTTCACCGCTTACTCTATTTGATTCTAGTCATAGATTTGCTGACAATGGTCTTTGGAGTACTGAAGTAGCTGGTAGCGGTACAGCAACATTTAATGCAAACCAAGGTCTAATTGATTGTAGTGTTACTGCACTGTCTGGCTCATCTGTAAAGCGAGAAACGACGAAGGTTTTTTCATATCAACCTGGAAAATCATTGCTAGTTCTCAATACATTTGTAATGTCATCTGCAAAAGCAGGATTAGTGCAACGTGTAGGATATTATGGTGCCGATAATGGCATTTATTTTGAACTTGATGGCACGACTTTAAATATAGTAAAACGCACAATTGTAAATGGATCTTTGCAAAATATCAAAATACCACAATCACAGTGGAATGGCGATAAACTATTAAATGAGACTGGTTCGTCTGGACTTACTCTTGATATTTCTAAAGCACAAATTTTATGGATGGATTTTGAATGGTTGGGAGTTGGCAGCGTTCGAGTTGGTTTTGTAATTAATGGAAAATTTGTTGTATGTCATACATTTCATCATGCTAATATAATTGCTTCTACATACATAACTACTGCTTCACTGCCATTGCGATACGAAATTGAAAATGCCTCTAACACTGGCAGTACAAGTACTCTTAAGCAAATATGCTCTACAGTAATTTCAGAAGGTGGATATCAACTATATGGAGCGCAACAAAGCATAGGCACTGCAATTAATGCTCCATATAATTTAATAACTGCTGCGGGCACTGATTATCCAATACTTACGATGAGATTAAAATCTACAAAACTGGATGCAGTTGTAATTCTTACTGCTCTTTCAATATTACCTGTATCAACAACTAACTATAAATGGAAAGTAGTTTCAGGAGGCGCAACTACTGGTGGAAGTGGACTTTGGCAGCCAGCATCGGCAGATTCAGCTGTAGAATATAAGATGGATGCTAGTGCAATTACCGGTGGAAGAATATTGGCATCTGGTTATATGAGCTCTACAACTCAGAGCAAACCTTCCCTTGATATTTTAAAAGAAGCGCTATTTAAATTTCAACTTGAACGCAATGGTTTAAGTGGAGTTCCAAATGAATTATCATTAGTAGTTTCCGCGAGCACTGCCTCAGGTGGTAATCCAGCACAAATTCACGCATCTCTAGATTGGGAAGAAATCTCACGCTAATATATTATGATGCGTTTTAAAGAATATATCTCTGAGCAGGCAGAATATGATGGTCGTAAGGTGACTCTCAATGAACCGTGGCGTAGCGACGATGAAAAGCATAAGTTTTATGTCTATGTGCGTAATGAAAAGGGCAACGTCATAAAACTTGGATTTGGTGATCCAAAGGCAGAGATTAAACGAGATGATCCAGAGCGTCTAAAAAGTTTTAGAGCTCGCCATCAGTGTGATACAGATCCGGGTCCAAAGTGGAAGGCTCGTTATTGGAGTTGTAAGTTTTGGGAAAAAGGGAAGACTGTAACTGATTTATTGTCGAAGTAAACGACGATATAAATTATAATATGCAGTTGGTAAATGAGTTAACGGATAAAAATTTTTTAGTCTATGCGGCTAAGCATTATAATAATCCACGCTGTCTAGACATAAAAGAATTTCATGCAGATCTTGCTCATCTGAAGTATATCAAAAAACTTTTTAAAAAATATCAGGACAAGAGTATACTTCAAGAGAGGCTAATCTTAAACCATCTCATTATACTTCATAACATGTTTTATACTGAAGCTGCAACACGCATGTGTTTTAATCGAGTAAACGAACACAGTTGGCCAGCACTTAAAACATTCTTGTTGTATCTAAACTATATTCCAGAAGGTGAATATATAAATATACCTATTGATCTATACGTAGCTCGAACACTTCAAAGAATTTAAAACTATGGGACTCCTAACACGCACTACAGACACTGTTTACGCATTTAGATTTTTACGCTTACTCACTACTCCATGGAAAAAAACTGGAGCCTATAAGATGGGCCTCATTGATGCTGATGGAAATGTAATTCGCAAACCAGAAACAAGTGAAGAAAAAAGTAAGTATAATATTTTTCATAAATTGGTCTTTAACGTTAAACGTATGCTTAATGTAATTCCATTTGGCAAGACTACAATTGCTTCGTATCTTGCGGCGCTCTATCTCATAAAAGAAAAAACTGGAGTTTCTGATCGAGCACTTGCTAAGGTTATCAAAGAGGCCACTGGGTGCGATCCACGTGCGCTTCATCTTGAAGAGTCTTTTTGGTATCTCAATGAAGACAACACTCTTCGTCATGGAACATACAAATTAACGCGTAACCTACCATTACAACTAACTGGAGACATATTGGCTCTCAAGAATACAACAATATCAATAGCAGAAAATTCATGCCCGGTTGGAAATATTTTTGGCGTAAATGTGTATGACGCCGTGCATTGTAAGACTGGACAAAAAGTATTAATAACTCAACACGATATTAAGCAATGAAAAACGAAGAAGTAGTTACTGGAGACGTTGCAATGCCACCTTCTGACTATCCTAAAAGTGGAGCAACATGGAGACTTTTTAATGTACCAACTGACATCTTTAGACGGTTTGAAACCGGGCGAAATAAGTTTGAACGCTGGTGTAAATATCTAGATATGGCAGATGAGGAGCAGCAAGCTTTATACAATTATGCTAAGAAAAATAGCAAGCATACAATTGTACTACGTGATTCTGTTAGTGGCGCTCTTCGTAGCATACGCAAACGTGCCATGAATGAATCATGAGACGTGTAAAAAATTATTTACAACTCGCCTTTTTCTGTTTATAATAAACATCTGCTACACAGCGTAACATTTTCCAACATGAACGACAATAATACACACAGCATCTTCGAAGAACAAATTAGCCGCAAACCAAACCACTATCCATGGACAGAGCAGTTTATTGAGGCCATGCACAATGGATTTTGGACAGACAAAGAGTTTAGTTTTAAATCTGATGTGCAGCAATTTAAGGTTGATTTAAATGATCAAGAACGCGAGATTATTGTGCGTACACTTTCAGCAGTTGGACAAATTGAAGTTGCAGTAAAAACTTTTTGGGCCAAACTGGGAGAAAACCTGCCGCATCCTAGTCTTCAAGATCTAGGCTATGTTATGGCAAACATTGAAGTTATTCATAATAGTGCCTATGAGCGTCTACTTAGTGTGCTTGAACTAGAAGATATTTTTGAAGAGAATCTTAAACTTGAATGGATACAAGGTCGTGTTAAATATCTTCGTAAGTATACTCACAAGTTTTATAAAGATTCAAAGAAGCAGTATCTCTATGCTTTGATTCTTTTCACTCTTTTTGTTGAAAATGTTTCGTTATTTTCTCAGTTTTATATTATTAACTGGTTCGCTCGTTTTAAAAATGTACTTAAAGACACAGATCAGCAAGTAAAGTATACTCGCAATGAAGAAAACATTCATGCTCTTGTTGGTATAAAGATTATAAACACAATTCGTGAAGAGCATCCTGAACTATTTGACAATGAGCTTGAGGCACGCATCGCGCATGAAGCTGAAGAGGCATACAAGTCTGAAGCTAAGATTGTTGACTGGATGATCAATGGCATAAACGAACCTGGGCTATCAGCACCAATTCTTAAAGAGTTTATTAAAAATCGTATCAATGAATCCCTTGCTCAAATCAGTTTTAAACCAGTATTTGAAGTGGATAGAGAGTTGCTTGAGTCCACTATGTGGTTTGAAGAAGAACTACTTGGCAACAATATGGCGGATTTTTTTCACACCCGCCCGACTGAATATTCAAAGAAAAATCAAAGCTTTAGTGAAGACGACCTGTTTTGATGTGATATATAGATCTATATTATGAGTGATAAAATATATTGGTTAAATAAAGATAGTAGAAAATTTTTAGAGAGAGGATATCTCTTAGAGGGAGAAACTCCAGAACAGAGAATACAGGACATTGGAGATAGAGCGCAGGCGTTATTAGATGATATGCCTGGTTTTTCAGACAAGTTTGTAGACTATATGTCAAGAGGTTTTTATTCTCTTGCTTCTCCAATCTGGTCAAACTTTGGCCGTAAACGCGGGTTGCCAATCTCATGCTTTGGTAGTTATATACCTGATGACATGAATGGAATCCTCTCAAAGGTCGGCGAGATTGGTACAATGTCAAAAGTCGGTGGAGGAACTTCCGCATATTTTGGAGATGTGCGCGGTCGAGGAGCCCCAATATCTTCCGGTGGTGCTGCTACAGGTGTGCATCATCAACTTACAGTTTTCGATTCGCTTATCAACTATGTCTCGCAAGGCAACGTTCGTCGTGGTTCTTTTGCAGCCTATTTGCCTATTGATCACCCTGATATTGAAGAGTTTCTTAAGATTCGTTCTGAAGGCAATGCTATTCAAGACTTGTCCATAGGCGTATGTGTATCAGATGAGTGGATGAAGAGTATGATTGGCGGCGACAAAGACAAACGTAAAGTTTGGAGTACAGTCATTAAAAAACGATTTGAGTCTGGCTATCCTTATATCTTTTTCTCTGATAATGTAAACAACGGCGCACCCCAGATGTATAAAGACAAGGGTCTTAAGATACATGCAAGTAACCTTTGTACAGAAATCTTTTTGTCTACATCAGAAGATGAAAGTTTTGTATGTGACCTCTCTTCACTTAATCTTGAAAAGTGGGACGAGATTGCAGAGACAGATGCAGTAGAGACGCTTGTGTATTTCTTGGATGCAGTCATGTCTGAGTTTATTCTTAAGACTGGAAATCCTGGCAATGAATTTATGAGAGCGCCTCGTAAGTTTGCTATTAATCAGCGTGCACTCGGAGTAGGTGTTCTTGGTTGGCATTCGCTGTTGCAGTCAAAGATGGTACCGTTTGAATCGATGGAAGCAAAGATGATGAACAATCAAATTTGGAGTACGATTCGTGCCAAGGCAGACTCTGCTACCTCCCAACTTGCAAAACTTTTTGGCGAGCCATTTATGTTGAAAGGTTATGGTCGACGCAACTCTACTACGCTTGCAATTGCTCCTACTACAAGTAGTTCGTTTATACTTGGACAAGTATCTCCAAGTATTGAACCGCTAAACAGCAATTATTTTGTTAAGGATCTTGCTAAAGGCAAGTTTACCTATCGCAATCCATATCTTGAAAAGTTGCTCAAAGAAAAAGGCAAAAATGATCAAGAAACATGGAAGGATGTTCTTACTCATGGTGGTTCTGTACAACATCTAGAATTTCTTTCTGCAGAAGAAAAAGATGTATTTAAAACCTTTGGTGAAATTAGTCAAAAAGAAATTGTCATTCAGGCAGCACAACGTCAAAAGTATATTGACCAAGGTCAATCACTTAACTTGATGATTGCACCTACTGCAAAGCCAAAAGAAGTCAACGAGCTTCTTATCTTTGCTTGGGAACAAGGAGTCAAGTCGTTGTATTATCAACGTAGCGCAAATCCAGCACAGGAACTTGCACGTTCAATCTTAACTTGCAGCACATGTGAAGGGTAAAGACTGTATAAAACTGTCTCCATTTTGGTATGCACTTGGTATGTTTGCAGTAGCTCCGTTTGTTGCAATAGTATTTATCGTCACTGCTCTTTTATTAATGCTGGTTTGGCCATTGGTTCCATTTGTCGCATATTTTGAAAGAAAGAACGACCCCGTTGTTGATGATATAAATAACAGAAAATAATTTAAATATATTAAATATAATGATAGAAAACAACAGATGTCCAAAATGCAAATACGTCTACGAAGTCTCTTGGGATGATGAGGACGATAAATACTATTGCGATGACGAAGAAGATTTTGAAGATCTAGAACGCGAAGAACTCTACCCAGAATATTGCCCTTTTTGTGGAACCTATCGTATCTATGGAACAGAAGACGATTCTCGTGATGACGAAATTTAATATATAATTTATGACATGGCTATATAATGAACTTCCTTTTACTCGCGAACTTGCTCAAGAGAAGATTGATGAAGGTTATATTGGGTTTGTCTATGAAATAACTGATAGTCTAAATGGTAAAAAATATATTGGCAAAAAGTTGCTATCTAGTGTAAAAAAACTTGCTCCACTAAAAGGCAAAACGCGCAAAAGAAAAAAGTGTGTACAGTCTGATTGGGAAAAATACTATGGCAGCAGTGAAACTGTAAAGGCTTTGGTCGAATCACGACAATCAGATTTTATTCGTCGAATCATATATCTCTGCAAATCTAAAGGTGAATTGTCTTATATGGAAGCAAAGGAACAGTTTGACAAAGAGGTGTTGCTTACAGATGATTTTTACAACGAATTTATTGGAGTAAAAATAAATTCATCTCATGTGAAAAGTTTATGGAAAAAGTAGTGTACATTTGAGTCACACTAGTGTATAATTATATCATGTTACTAATCGACTATTCTGGAATTGCAATTTCTGCTATATTTTCTCAATCACGTCCTGGGAAAATTACAGAGGACTTTATGCGACATATTATCTTAAATTCGCTGAGAATGTATAATCTCAAGTATAGAGAAAAGTATGGACGTATGATTATCGCATGTGATGGCGGCAGTTGGCGTAAAGAGTATTATCCGCAATACAAAGCTGGACGCAAGAAGAGTCGTGAGGCGTCTGATCTTGACTGGAAAGAAATTTTTGGTATTATAAACAAGATACGTGATGAAATAGTTGAGCATATGCCATATCCAGTAGTAGTTGTACAGGGCGCAGAAGCAGACGATGTTATTGGCACACTCGTTGAATCTACTCAAGAGTTTGGCCAGCACGAACCCGTAATGATTATCAGCGCAGACAAAGATTTTATTCAACTTCAAAAGTATGATAATGTCTCTCAGTACAGCCCTATGACTAAGAAGATGTTGAGTGACAAAAACCCGGCTAATTATCTCTATGAGCATATCTTTCGCGGTGACAGCGGTGATGGCATTCCAAATGTGCTATCATCTGATACTGTATTTGTTGATGGCGGGCGCCAAACACCACTCAGTTCAACTAAAATGACAGCATGGATCGCTGCTGCGCATGAAGGTAAACTACAAAGTGTTCTTCCAGAAACAGTCTATCGCAACTATATTCGTAATAGCACAATAATTGATCTTAGCAAAACACCAGAAAATGTAAAAGCTTCAATCCTATCTGCATATTCCGAGTGTGCTTCGGTCGGAAACTCTAAGATACTTAACTATCTTATCTCTAAGCGTTGCAACATGTTAGTATCATGTGCTGAAGAATTTTTTACACATAAATAAAACTATATATTATGAGACCACAAACTGCATCAAACAACAGAACAAAACATCCGTTTGAAATTTTTGAAAGCGTACAGGCGACAGACAAAGTCGCTGATCGTGTGCGCATACTTCAAGAAAATGAATCTTATGAATTAAAGACTATACTTCAGGCAGCATTTCGTCCTGATATAAAATTTGATTTACCGGTAGGTGCTCCTCCATATACGCCTAGTCCAAACCCAGCAGGAGTAAATTTTTCTCCGCTAAGAAAACAGATTGATGTGTTGCCTCGCCTTTTAGTTGGTAATACTACATATGACAAGATTAAAAAAGAGATGGCCTTTATCAAACTGTTAGAAAATGTTCATGCATCTGATGCAGAAATTTTAATTGCAATGAAAGATAAAAAACTACATAAAAAATATAGTCTACTTACATCTTCACTCATTAAAAAGGCCTTTCCAAATCTTGGCATAGAATAATATGACATACACATATAATTGCACATCTTGCAACTATTATTGGGACGCAAGTTTGCCTATGGATTCGCGTGACCTGCCGCTAAGCGAACCATGCCCACACTGCACTTTGGCTGGAAACGTAAAACGCGCCATCTCAGCTCCTGGTATATCATATGAAGGAGGCAAGACAATACTTCAACGTGCTGGTAGTGGATGGAATGACGTACTAAACAAAGTAAAAAAAGCAAGTGGAAGACAAGCAAAAATAGAAACCCGTTGAGATATGGGACGCAGCAGAAAAAATAGAGACAAGAAAAAGGGACATGGCTATTACGATGATGGTCATGATGATTATTCTCGCAATAAAAAATTTAAGAAAAATCGCTTTGATGACAATCGAAGAGATAAAGAAATACAACAAAAACTATTTGTTGATTGGGATAAACTCTAATGAATCGAAAAAAGTTTACGCACTCACCTATAGATCTTGGCTATAGTGATCTAGAAGCAAACACTACCACTTCTGGTCGCTTTTATACGACGCCTAATGGTAAAGCCTATCCTAGTATTACTACTGTATTAGGCATTCGTAACAAAGGTGCACTTCAAGAATGGAGAGCACGAGTTGGCGAAGTTGAAGCAGCACGTGTAGCCCGGCATGCAAGCACGCGAGGCACAGCTTTACATGCAGCGGTTGAACGATATATTGATAACATTGATTCATATTTTGCTGAAGGAGAGATGCCTCATGTAAAAGATATGTTTAACTCTATCAAGCCTGTCTTGGATGACCGAATCGATAACGTATGTCTTCAAGAGGCTCCACTCTACTCAGATCATCTTGGACTCGCTGGTCGAGTTGACCTCATCGCAGAATTTGATGGTCGGCTGAGCATAATCGATTTTAAGACAAGTTCTCGAGCTAAAACTGAAGATGAGATTGACAGTTATTTTATACAGATGGCAGCATATGCTATTATGTGTGAAGAGCGTACAGGCACACCAGTAAGTCAAGGAGTAATCGTTATGGCTGTAGAAAACAGTTCACAACCGCTGGTTTTTGTGCAAAAACGAGATTGTTGGACGGATGAACTTTTTAAGACTATAAATGAATATAATACCAAAAAACTATTTGGACATGCATAAACACAACATACAAAATAAGGGCTTACTGGATCTACTAAAAGGCGGCGCAAATGATTGCTTTACGAGCGACTATGGTGCAGTCAAAGAGTATTATCTTTCTGAAGAGATTGGTGATGCAAGTGACTATATACAATGGTTTCATGATATACGCAATAGTCGTCCATCCGATGTAGTAAAGATTCATATCAATTGCCCAGGAGGTAACCTGTTTACTACCATTCAATTTATGCAGGCACTCTCTGAAACTGAAGCCCATATTATGGTAAGTGTTGAAGGGGCATGCATGAGTGCTGCAACTCTGATCTTTTTGATGGCCGATGAGTATATGATTACAGATCATAGCATGTTCCTATTTCATAACTATAGTGCTGGCACTGCTGGCAAAGGCGGTGAGATGTATCATGGCATGGTTCATGAACGCAACTGGAGTGCAAATCTTTTCAAAGATATGTATTCAGACTTTCTTACCGAAGGCGAGATTAAAGAGATGCTTGAAGACAAAGACATCTGGATGGACGCACATCAGGTACTTGATCGTTTGGAAAAGCGCGGCAAAAAGATACAGAGTCGCATACGCGCTGAAGAGAAGAAGAAAAAAGTATAAATAGACTATATGGCAAAGACTTCCCAATTAGACCCATTATTGACCGGACTTGCATCAAATTACTTAATTCAAGTAGTAGATACAAGTGATAGGAGTATGTCAGATTCTGGTACAAATAAAAGAATAACTGCCAAACAATTTATAGATAGTGCAATAACAAACGCATTGTCTGCTAATATTATTACTGCAGATAAAATTGCAGCAGGAGCTATTACAGCTGATAAAATAGCAACAGGTGTATTATCAGCAATATCAATAAGTGCTGGTTCTATTACTGCTGATAAAATAGCACCTAATGCTATTATTGCTGAAAAGATTGCTGCCAATGCCATTACTGCTGGTAAGATTGCTGCCAATGCTATTACTGCTGAAAAGATTGCTGCCAATGCTATTACTGCTGAAAAGATTGATGCTGGAGCTATTACTGCTGATAAAATTGCAACAGGTGTATTTTCAGCAATATCAATAAGTGCTGGTTCTATTACTGCTGATAAAATAGCAGCTGATGCCATTACTGCCAATGCTATTGCAGCAGGAGCTATTACTGCTGCTAAAATAGCAGCTGATGCCATTACTGCCAATGCTATTGCAGCTAATGCCATTACTGCTGATAAAATAGCAGCTAATGCCATTACTGCTGATAAAATAGCAGCTAATGCTATTACTGCTGGTAAGATTGCTGCTGGAGCTATTACTGCCAATGCTATTGCTGCCAATGCCATTACTGCTGATAAAATAGCAGCTGATGTATTTTCAGCAATATCAATAAGTGCTGGTTCTATTACTGCAGACATGATTGCAGTTAATGCTATTATTGCTGAAAAGATTGCTGCTGGAGCTATTACTGCTGGTAAGATTGCTGCTGGAACTATTACTGCTGATAAAATTGCCGCAGAAACTATTACTGCTGATAGAATTGCAGCTAATGCTATTATTGCTGATAAAATAGCAGCTAATGCCATTACTGCCAATGCTATTGCAGCTAATGCTATTATTGCTGATAAAATAGCAGCTAATGCCATTACTGCCAATGCTATTGCAGCTAATGCCATTACTGCCAATGCTATTGCAGCTGATGCCATTACTGCAGGTAAAATTGCTGCCAATGCTATTACTGCCAATGCTATTGCAGCTGATGCCATTACTGCAGGTAAGATTGCTGCCAATGCTATTACTGCTGTTACAATTGATGCTGGAGCTATTACGGCGGGTAAAATTGCTGCTGGTGCTATCGCATCTAATAGTATGCTAGCATCAAATATAATTGCTGCTAGCAATTTGGTAACAGATTTTGTGTTGACTAAAAATATACAAAGTGATAATTTTAATGGGCAAATACTTACAAACCCAGATACTGGAGTACGTACTATAAACGTTGGCACAGCTGGTTATTATTTAGATTCAGTGTCTGGTACTGTTGTAGTTAGTAAATTAGTTGCACGTGACGGTATAATTGCTGGTAACTATATCAAATATAATAGTAGTGGTGCATTTGCAGTTGACTCACAGGGCAATTTGGGTGTTAAAGTAGATGATGATACTTTAGGAATATCAAACGGTTCTTTAGTAATTAAACAGGTGCCTTCAACTTCTGTTGTAGTTGCTACGCAAGATATTAATTATGTGGGTGGATTAAATACTACAACGTATAATCCTATTGGTCGTACAAATGGCGTATTTACGCACCCATATAATATACATCTTGTATGGGATTCTTTGGCTAACGTTTCAAGCGTTATGAATGTTACAAGTGTAGACATATATAATCTATCAGTTAGATATGATTACTCAAATGTAACAAATTTGGCCAGTGCTACTAATTTGTTTATTTACATTAACGCGCAATGGTCAGATTCGCCGACAGCACGCGTCAATTCGCCTGTCGCTTTTAGTGCAGTTGCAGCCGGAATTACAAATCCTGTATTACCATTAGGACCAGTTACATATACCATTCCAAAATTTTCAATTAGTGGCAGACAAGTAGCTACCAATAGATATTTACTTGTCTGGCCTGAAATAGTTTTATATGGTAATAACTTTGGTGGTACAATTGGTGTTAGTGTACCAGCCTCAACAACAGCAGCATTTATTATAAAAGCAACTGGTCAATTAACTTCTCCAAATAATGCATTTAGTACTTTAGTAAAACCAGCTGGTTTACAAATATCATAATAAATAATTAGTCATGAACATAGAAAATCAAGAACAAATCAATATATTACAAGAAGAGCAATCTAACTACGACTGGCTTCGTAAAAGACAATCTAATTATCCACAATTTAGTGAAGAAGATATTGGTCATCTTTATGACTCAATACAAGCGATATTGGATATATTGGAAGAAAATGATATTATTGTATCATTGAAAGATAACACGAAGGCTCGCCTTGAACATCGTGCACTAATTAAAACAGCTATACCAAAGGAGTAAATAAACTCTTTTGATTTTTGTCAAATATAACTCTCGAGCAGACCCACCATGCCTCTCAACGATGCACACTTTGGTGGGTATTTTTTGCATAAAAAGTCGTAAATTTGACATTTTTAGACCTTGGGAGCACTAGATTTCTCTATACGGGGCCTAACTTCGGGGCCTTTTTTCACTTTTTTGAAAAAAGTTGTGTACTTTCTCTGCATTTTAGTGTATAATGACCATGTAAGCAACACAACACAATATGAAAGAAACATTAGGAATTTTCATCGGAATCAATGCAGCAGTTTGGTTCGTCATCTTTATCCAAACCATGAACGGTAGTTGGTAATCACAAGAGTTGAACATCTTTTAAAAAGCTTTGAGCTTCGGGCACTCGTTAAACCGCTCTAGAGAGTTGAGCATCTCTTAAAACTGCTCACCACTTTCAAAAAACAATTTTCCCCTGAAGTATTGGCCCGCCAGTAGATCTTCTAGAACAAACACTAAGTGAATCCCGGGCATGTGACCGGTTGGAGTTAACGCCACCGAAACATGAATAGCTTAGTCAATGATCTAGAATGAACTCTGGGAGACGAGGTTCGACTCCTCGCGGGGGACACCACTTTCAAAAACAAATTTAAGGTAATGCCCCAATCGTAAGAGACTGCAGCTCGAGAAGATAAGAAAATTAAATGTGCAGATGGACTCACACAGCCGTTTCTGATGATAGGAAGACCCCAGGATTGCTCAGCAATAGTAAGGAAACCGAACATGCCCGTGTTTCATCAGCAACAAAAGTTAGGCACGGGAAATTTTCAAAAAACAAATTTACTGATGGAGGTTGCAAACGAAATCAGAGATAAAAGGAACGAGCCTCTTGTCCGCAGGGAGAGCGTTAAAAAGTTTCATGGTGCAATTCCATAGCCTGCGGTGCCATTTCCAAAAAAAACAACAACAAATACAAATAGAATAACGACATAAGATTTTAAAACCTTCTCTATCGCAAAGCCAGTAGTCATGACCTGGTAGTGGCCTATAAGAATATTATTCAAAAGTCCGTTCAATTCGGAGGTGATAGAAACCTGGGAGGCTCCTCAGCCCCAATTGAAGCTGTAAAGCACTGAGGATACTTTTAAACAACAAACACCAAACCATGAAACTATCGCATTTTTATCCACTAGCCATCTTGATATCACTATTTTTTGGAGTCTGTATGATTGGATTCATCAGCGCTCTGTTCAAAGCAGTCTATCTTTTCTTTAACTAATATGAACACACAACGAACAATACTAAAGGTTGAAAATAACGAGGTTGGAAAAACAATAATCTTTCATTTGAGGCGTGAGGTAAAAACTCATAATTTGAGAGAGCGTTTGAAAGAGATGGAGTCTCCAGACTATGTTGGAAAATTTAAACGAGTTGACCTCTATGGCCGCCTTGGAAAAAATAATCCAAATCGTCACAAATATTCTATTTCTAGTCGTCGCTCAATCTTTCGCAGCCACACTAGAATTCGTTTAGAAGATGCATCACACATTGCAGTCTATGTAAACAACGTCGTGCGCTCTAAGTTTGGTGGTTATACTCTCGTCTGTTCATGATTCCAGTTTTTCCCTCTCATAAGACTACACTCGTATTGACTGCAGGCTTTCAACCATGTGGATTTTTTTCTGCTCGGTCTGCAATTCGAAACATGATGGTTGGAGGCGTAAAAGCCTATGACCAGTATGGAAACATACGAGACTGGAGCAGCTGGATAGCAAACGATGATCATCTCAGTCCAAACAATCCTGCGCTGAGAAGCGTCGACACATTGTGGGCAATTCCTACAATTGTAGTGGTGCCAGGCTATTTTGGTCACTACAAGCAAGGCAAAAAGCAGCCGCGCGCAATCAACCTTCGTCAGCTGTATTATATCTATGGAGGAGAATGTCAATATTGCTTAAAGAAAATTCCATACACTTCTGCGACTCGTGATCATCTCATTCCTCGCAGTCGTGGAGGCGGCAACAACGACGACAATATCGTTCTGTCTTGCAAAAAGTGCAATACCAAAAAATCAAACAAGTTTCCATATTTCAACATTCATGGCTCAGAGGTAAAACCTAAGATGCTAAAAGACATCGAGTTTAGCGCGCTTAGTGAAAAAGTTACGATTCGCGATGAATGGAAGGATTTTTTACAATATAAATAAATCACTTATAGATAAAAAAGATGTTTACATATGAGAGAGTTTAGTGTATAATGTCTCTGTAAGCAACAAGAAACAAAAGTTTCATAACTAAATGCCACATCAACTGCTACTGAAAGTTGAGAACGTCCGTGGTTGTACGGCTTGGATCACTCAGTGATGCGATGTCAAAGGTTTGTATATAGGAGTTTTCGGTCCCTATAAAAAGTCATAGTCGATTGTAGTTGCAGCGCATTGCGCTCCTCATCGACATGCCAATATGATTAACCGATAAATTTTTCCCTCCTGTAGCTCAGTGGTAGAGCGGATTCTTTGCTCATTTTTATAAATAACTATATGAATGACCATTCCTTGTGCCCAGTATGTAATAGAGAAATTTCAAAATTTGCCTATTCTAGACATGCAAGGGCATGTGAAAATGGAAAAATAAAAGATAAATTACCTCCAAGTGAAAAACTACCAAATGGTAAAACTATTCGTTGGATGGAATCTATGAATGCCCGCAAAGGAAATGGAACAAATCAGTATACTAAAGCAATTAAATTAAATTTGCCAAAACCAATTGCAGTGGAAGTTTCTAATGAAACGCGACAAAAGATGTCTGCATCAGCTAAAGCTAGGAGCACTTCAGAATTAAGAAAAAATATGTCAGATCATGCTAAACGTCGTGGTCTTGGTGGTAAATTTGTTAATACTAAATGCGAATATAATGGACATAAATTTGGTTCTTCTTATGAAGTATGTGTTGCAAAATCTTTAGATAGTAATTCCATAAGATGGATAAAGCCAAAAAAATTCGATTATATCGATCCATTCAATAAAAGTAGACAATATACACCAGATTTTTATCTGCCAGATTTTGATGTATATCTAGATCCTAAAAATGATTTTCTTATCAATAACATTAATCCATCTATGGGGTTTAGTGATTGCGAAAAAATTAAAATTGTTGAACAGACCCATTCAATACGAGTTTTAATTCTCGATAAAACAATGCTTACATGGGATAAAATTCAAGAACAAATTTTTAATGCTAGAGTGTCCTGAATTGGTTAAAGGTCCTTCTTTATAAGGGGGTAGAATCGGTCATCGAGCCGTATGTGGGTTCGAGTCCCACCTCTAGTACCACTTTCGCACGTTGGCAGAGAAGTTATGCAGTGGTCTGCAAAACCGCCTAGTCCAGAGCGTTACTGGAACGTGCGTCCATCTACAACACCTGCTCATATCGTCTAACGGTTAGGACTTACGGTTTTCATCCGTACAATCGGGGTTCGATTCCCCGTGTGAGTACCAATAAATAATATACAATGAAAATAGTCATTCGCACCTCAACATACATCAAGGTCGGTCAATTTTACCTTTCAGTAAAACTACCGCTTAAGAGCGGTGAAC